TCCCTCCGTTCACAAATGACAACGCAATCGTCGCCATTATTAGCCAGCTTAGCGTCAACACCGCACTCCTTAAAATAAGCAAGCACGATGCAGCACATGATGATACAGTTACCAAGGCTCGTATTGATGTCTCCTGACATCCGACAGCCCTGCACTTTGTACTTCAGCTTGTAGCCTTCCACATATCCAATACCGTTGTTCTCCAACTGCCAGGACAACAACCGCTTCAGCTCTGGAGAACCAAAACTCCGGTTATAGAAACTGTGCTCAAACTTCAACGCATCAACGCTGACATGCTGGTCAAAGCGCGATGCATCAAGTCCCAAAGCAACAGGATCCTTGTAGGAGTCCCAGTTCTCTCGGAGCTGGGCGGCAGTAGCCTGGCTGTTTAGCCCCTTGCATACGACGTTGTAACCAAACGTCTTAGCAAAGCCGGCGAACAGCACCTTCTCAAACAACTTCAAGTACCTCCCCACGCACACAAGGTAGCGTGGGCCACGAGGTTGAATCACCCGGGGCGCTGGGTCAGGCTTGGCTGAGAAGTTGACCTTCTCAGCTTTCACAAACACACTTACAGTCGCATCTCGTTTGTTAATAGCTTCATGACTTAAGCTCGAGACGGCCCGCTCATAAACAGCACGCTTGCGAGGGTCGTGGTAAAGCGAAGGAAACTCCTCCACTGGAACGACTCTGGATAAACACGTGTTGCTCAGAACGTCATTACGAATATCGTATAGACTGCAAAATATGCCTGGATCAGGCTTGACAGGCGGTGTGAGTTCACCGCCATCGAGCGTGCAAAGAACACGCTCGACCACCCCCCTTGCCAAATTGGCGATTGACGGATTGTGTACGCCGTAGGATGCAGATCCAACAAATCCATCCAACACGCGCACAGTCCGCTCTCCTCCTTGACTCCTTCCCCCTCCAATGCTATCCACGATGGTGATCAATGGGCACTTGGTCTGGTCAACCTGAGTGTCCACACCTGGAATCATGGCGGGGCGCCCCTATGTGAAGGCGCGCTTAATACCAGCATTCTGGCGCGCCTTTGCCGCAGAGAACCGTATCTCACTGGCGACAATTTCAGCAGGGGTGGCGACGAAGTAGAGCTCGAGAGCGATCACGGCATGCTCTGCGACGTGTGCCTTGCGCATGCCTAATCCAGCCATCTCTTCACGGATTAGGCGAGCGACCACCAATCGATTGGCAGCGGTCTCGGGCAACACACCAACCCTAGCTTTCACTAGTCGGATGGCAGCACGATGGCAGTCACAAGCATCGCGCACGCGATCTTTCTCGGGTTCATTGGGTTCCTCCTCTGGACCCAGGGGTATGACTTCGTTGTTAACGAAGACAGACTCCTCGACATATGCACAAACAAGAGACTCACCACAGTTCTTGTCAGGCACAGCCACGGGTTGGGGCTTCCAGAAGGAAGGATAGAAGCGCAGTGAGGCGAAAGCTGCGAAGCTGAAGATTATGATGGCGAATAGCAACAGCAACATGATTACTGAAA